AACAACCGTCAGCTTGAAGAACCATAAGCACCCGATTACGATTGCATCCTTTACAGGCACGATTGACCCAGTATCTCACGCGGCTGAGGGCAGTGTTACGGGCGGCACGGACGCACCTACTCCGTAACCGCATCCAAACGCCGTCCCCTCGAATATCTAACTTATTGCGGAGGGACGGCAGATGCTTACAGAGACTTTCATCGTACAACAGCTTGAAAACAACGCCACGAAACGCATTGACGTGACGGGGCGGAATATCACTTACTCGACAGGCGACAGTCTTGAAGTGCGTCAGACGTTTGCCACGGACAGCACAAAGCACAGTCAGGCACTCACACGGCGAGTGAGGAACACGGCTCTAACTGCCACGCTTCGGTGGGAAGTTGACCATACGTTTTTCACGAATGGCGGAATGTCGCTTTTCGACTATGTGGCAGAGGTAGAGAGCTTGTGCGGAACTGTTATTGTCTTGACCTTTAACGGGCAGGAACAGCCACGGTTTTTGGTGAAGAACGTTGGTGTTTCGGCGACCGTGGACGCAATCGACATCTATCGGAATGTCTCGCTATCGCTTGAGCTTGTAGAAGGTCATGTGGAAAAGAAGACTGTCTATACGGCTGTTGGCGTCCTTGACAAAGGCAAGAATATCGCAAGCAGAAACCCGTGAAATTTCGCTTCTGACGAACTTTTTCAGATTAGACGACTAAACACTCATCCAACTCGAAAAATCGAGCAGAGAGCAAAATAGAGGGCATTATGAACGAGTCGAAAAATAACGCAAAACTGATAGCGAACCTGATTCAAACCGAAAAGGGTTCCCACTGCCTTTTTCGTGCATACGGCATCACGGCAATCGATTCAAATCGCCCGCCACGCCGAAGCGATATAGCCGTGCAGTGTGCCCGCTACTACCCTGATGTCACTGTCGGTCGCGTAAAGCTGGATAGCGTGGATGCTAATGGACATGTCACGATAAGCGTTGATCTCAAATAGGGGTGTGGATATGAGCGAACTGAATTTCATAAACCTTACTACACAAGATGTATTAAACACTTTCAAAGACGCTTTCTATGCGCAGTATGGGTCTCCAATCAAGATCGGCAGTGAAGAATTTGCGGCGTCCAGCGTCTTTTCATACTGCATGACGGTGCTTTTTGCCGCCATGAATGACAGCGCGAAACAGCGTTTTCTTGCCACGATGACAGGGGATTTCCTTGACGCTCTTGCCGCTACATACGGGATAACAGAGCGACCGCAAGGGTCTAAAGCAACGTGCCTTGTGAACGTCACGATGCAATCGCAACTAATACAGCCGAGTGCTTATGAAGTGGGGACGCTAAAAGTATCGGATGAGGCGGGGCATACTTTTGAGAACGCCGAGCGTTTCCTTGCACCTGAACGCGGTCGTATAGGGACGAAAAGCGTGCGTTTTCGTGCGGTAGAGGTTGGAACGGATTACAACAATATCCCTGCGGGGGAGATTAAGAAAGTCCTTACGCCGCTCCCCGGAATACTTCTGGTGCAAAGCACAACCATGACAGACGGCGGGACTGACCCCATGACGGATGACGACACGTTCAGAGCATGGTTGGAGAACGAGATTGATTCTTTTGCAGGTGCAGGCACTGCCGAAGCATACCGTGGGAAAGCAATGAACGTTGATAGCCGCATTATCGACGTTCAAGTGCTTGAGCAGGGAATGAAAGGATATGAGAAAGGCAAAGTTCAAATTTACGTTCTCGCCGATGCCGAAGACACAAATGAAATTGTCGCGTATGTCCAAGAGGCTTGTTCAGATCGTGCTTTCCGCCCAGTAGGTGATTTCGTGATTACACGTCCGGCGGTTTCGTGCCCTGTGAGCCCTGTGGGAGTTTTTCATGTTACCTATCCTATGCGTTTTCAAACGGTTGCCATTGATAGAACGAACCGCATAATCAGCGAATATCGTGAATATCTCTCACAGAAGATAAATCGACCTTTCGTGTATGGCGAGCTTGTACAACGTCTTTTAGCAATGGATTCCGATGGTGTTTACGCACAAGAAGCTGTCGTAATGGGACTTAGCGAGGAAGACAATCACCCTATTTATCCCGAAGAGGTTGGTGGTTACATCACTTTGGGAGCGGTGACGCTTCGATTCCATTATGTGGAAACGGACGCATAAGGAGGGACTATGCAACTCAAAGATGCACATACAAGAGAGTTTCTGCCTGAGTTCTCCCTGCCTGCCGCCTTCTTGTGTGATGCTTTGGACGGTATCCTAAAGCATTGTGACGGACGCCTTGATTGCCTGCCAGCTCCGATGACTCTCGAAGCGTGTGAGGCGTTGACCGATACGGAGCTTCAGGCGTTTTACGATGAGATGGGACTCGCTAAATACTACCCAGACATCTCCCATTCTCGCCGCGCATGGCTTCTGTATATGCAAAGCGTCCTGTGGCACTTTCTTGGTACGCCGCAGGCTCTGGAAACGCTTTGCACATATCTTTTTGACCAGATAGACATTGAACTTGATGTTCAAGACAATCTCGCTTTCGATGAAGACGGAAACCTAATCGACGAGGAACTTCTTGACGTTTTCGACGCTGAGCTGTCCATTTCTGCGGCATATCTGCCTGAGAATATGCTGTGGAGAATACTGGCTAATATACGGCGGTTCACAAGAAACTCTCAGTGGATGAGGGCTTTCACGTTCCTTTTCGAGCTTGACCACGTCAATGTTCATGTAGCTGTGCATGATGGCGGGATGTACGATGTCAGCTATGAAATCAACTTCGGTGAAGAAGACCCAAGACTTTATGAAATCCCGCTGTCTGTGCCGACGGGGCACACAAACGGAAGGACTTTTTCTGTGACATTTGAACAGGATATGGAGGTGTGATATGCCAGTCGCATTGTATAACGCAGGGCTTGCAAAGAAAACATCGGTTGATTCGACTGAGTTCGCAACTGAAATCTATTACTACGAAGAAGGGCAGAAGATTCAGCTCAAGAACTCTCTTGGCGATGTAATCTCTGAGATCGATGCCTCTCGATTTGTTGTCGATGGAATGATTGAAAGCGTTGAAATCGTTGATGACAACCTCGTCATCCACTTCAACACTGATGCGGGGAAAGAGGACATAACCATTCCGATTTCCGACATCTTTGACGCAGACAACTATTACACGAAATTTGAGACAGATGGCGCGATTTTAGACGCCATAGAATCACTTGATTTGGGCTCGGCATCTACCTGCAACTACGCAGACTACATGTCGGGGGACTCGGACAACGGTCATTTGCCTACCAAGGGTGCCGTGAAAAGCTATGTCAGCTCCCTCATCGCCGAGGTTCGGTCACAGATAAAAGACAGCACAATCACCATTTCCAACGGTTTCCCTGCTGGACGGTCGGCATCCTTTACGCTCAATCAGAGCGAGAACGCTGAAATAAATCTTGGGTTGAACGCGGCGGCGTACCGAGCTGTGGCGAATACGGTTACTGCCGACAACGAGGCTCTTCCAACGGCTTCCGCAGTTGTTTCCTACATAGATGGTCGGAACTTCGCGACCGTCTCTCAAATCCCGACTGTGAACAACGCGACGGTTTCAATCGCTCGTAACGCAAGCGACCAGAACCCGTGTACATTCACGATGAACCAGTCTGCACCGGCATCTTTTGACCTTGGACTTGCAGACGGAGCTTTCAAGGCAGTAGATACAAGCATTGGATCGTCATCCTCAAGCAATGTTCCTACAAGCGATGCAGTAAAATCGTATGTGAATGGTCAGGGATATGCACAAATTTCCAACCTCGGTGCGGCGGCAGAGAAAGATGTTGATACGTCAATCGGTTCGTCAGCTTCAAGCAATCTGCCTACGACGGATGCCGTTAAAGCGTATGCGTACTCCAAAGCAGAGGTGGATAACTATATTGCCAATGTTGTTTTTAACGAGGACACGAAGGTGCTCACATTCACTCGTGGGGATGGAAGCACTTTTACTGTCACTCTTGCCTAAGGGGGTGCACTATGCCACATGGACTGCTCTATGGAGCTTCTTATACTAACGGCGTGTTATCTTTCACGGACAGTCGGGGGCGTATAATCTGCAATGCAGACCTTAGGAAATACCTCACTTTGACGGCGACAGAGGACAACAGCTCGGTTGCACTGAGAAAGGTCGGGGATGTAAACAATACCTATCAGTACAAGCTCAACAATGGTGCATGGACGACTTACGAACTTACATTGAACGGTGTCCCTATCCCATTCAATGCAGGTGATCAAATTCAGTGGAGATGCACGAACCGAAGCGGCAACTTTTCGACAACAAATTACGTGCAGTTCGTGATGGCTGGCAAGATTGAGGCGTCAAATCCCGTCACATCAATGGTTTTATACACCCTCGATCCATCCAGTCTTGGTGGGTATAGCCACGCTTGTTACTGTCTTTTCTCTGGATGCACATCACTCGTCCAAGCACCTTCATTACCCGCAACCTCTCTTGTTGACTTATGTTATCACAGGATGTTCCAAGGATGTACATCACTCGTCCAAGCACCTTCATTACCCGCAACCACACTTGGAACATACTGCTATGGCAGTATGTTCCAAGAATGCACATCACTTGCGCAAGCACCTTCATTACCCGCAACCACACTGGCTTCCAACTGCTACCGTAGTATGTTCCAAGGATGTACATCACTCACTCAGGCTCCATTATTACCCGCAACCACACTTGCTACACAATGTTACTACCAGATGTTCTATGGATGTGCGAATCTCTCAGAGGTACGAACTTATGCAACCAATCCAACCACAGGAACCACAGGTAACGTTTCTCAATGGCTTAGTGGAGTATCCGCAACAGGTGATTTTTGGTGCGATCCGAACGTTACATGGGTTGCCGTTCCACAAAACTGGGTTAGACACGATATAGCCGACTACCCCACAACATAGCTTCCTTCCCGACTACCAAGAAAGCACAAGCGATTTCCGCTTGTGCTTTCTTTTTTGTCCCACTGTCACAGTGTCACAGAAATCTGTGACACCTAACTCATTGATTTTATTGGGTTTTAGGTGTCACAGCCTGTCACAGAGAAAAGTGCCACCATTCTCTCTTCTTTTTTCCTTTTTCTTTTTTTCTATTTTCTATTTTTTATTTTTTCTATCTCTTCAAAGTTGATTGACAATTGGAACCCTTTATTAAATAAGGGCAAAAAGCACAAAAAATCCTTATATATCAATGACTTAGGTGTCACAGCGTTTCTGTGACACCTGTGCCAGTTGGGGGTGGCGACGGTCTGTGGCAAGGGTGATGCTCAACTATCGAATAAAGCGTAGCTACAAATGGCTACGCTTTTCTTTTCTCTCACTCGCCCCGTGGTTGGGGGCATTTGGAGGACATCATGGCAGTCACGACAATTCTTACGAACAAAGGCGTATCGCTTATCAACAAAGCCGCTTCGGAAGGGGCGATATGCGTCATTTCTCGCGTCATTACGTCAACGCATTACGAGAACGCCCCCACTGACCTAAGCAGTAAAGCGCCCTATTGGTGGGACGGCGCAGAGGGGGCGGTCACAGGTCTTTCGCTTGTAAATAGCGAGCTTGACATCAAAGTGCACTGGGATGCACAGCAGGACGCTCAGCCTGTGAAATCCATCGGCATTATGGTGAAACGCGTGGGTGATGCAAAAGACTACCTTCTGTATGCAGAAAGCTACTCAAACACGGCTGTCACGCTCGAACGCGCATTAGACCGCATCTTTTCGCTCTCGATTAACGCACCGGCAGAGACGTTTGACGCTATCGGGAACACATTGACCAATGAGATGAATGAAGAAATCGCTGAACACGGCGGAGATACGAGCAATTTGGGTGCTTCGCTTGCTTATGACTCCGATACGAAGCGGATTGAGCTGAAAAACACGAGCGAGGAAGTGATTTCAAGCATCGATGCGACCGCTTTTATCAAGGACGGGATGCTTGACAGCGTGACAGTCTTGGATGGGTATCTGAATTTCGTCTTCAATACGGACGCAGGAAAAGAGACTATCAGTATCCCGCTTTCGGATTTCTTCGATGCATCTGCTTACTACACACGGGAACAAATCGACGGCACTTTTTTGAATCAGGTGACGTACAATTCTGCCACAAACTCTCTCGACTTCGAGAGTGAAGACGGCGAGCGCACCGTCTCTGTCTCCCTGGACTAAAAAGGAGGTGGCGTATGGCTCTGATTTATGATGTGTCTTTCGACAGTCAAACTCGCATCCTGTCGCTTCTGGATAAGGCGGGGAATGTGGTTTCTTCGTGTGAAGTTCCGAGCAAAAGCAATGAATTGAAATTGACGGCGACGAAGGACAATAGTTCGGTGGCACTAACTAAGGTCGGCACGCTTTCAAATACGTATGAAGTAAACGTCGGTTCTGGATGGACGGCTTATGAGTTCGGGACTGTTATACCTTTGAACGCTGGGGAAAGCTGTAAATGGCGATGTTCGGCACATCCAACAACGCAACGCGAGTTCGTTTATGTAAAGTTTGTAATGACTGGAACGATTGAGGCTTCGGGTAATTGTAATTCAATGCTTAGTAGTGATTTTGAGAATATCACTTCACTCTCTGGATATAATTACACATTCAATGGCCTGTTCTATGGATGCACCTCTTTAACAAAAGCACCAGATTTACCGGCTACAACTCTCGCCCAATACTGTTACTTAAAGATGTTCTCTGGTTGTACGTCATTAGCACAATCCCCAGAACTACCCGCTACAACTCTTGCTACCTTCTGCTATGGAAATATGTTCCAAGGTTGTACGTCATTAACGCAAGCCCCCTCATTACCTGCAACCACTCTCTCGCCCTCCTGCTACCGTCAAATGTTCTATGGATGTGCCTCTTTAATACAAGCACCTGCATTACCTGCAACAACTCTTGCTCCCCTCTGTTACTTACAGATGTTCTATGGATGCACCTCACTTGCTCAAGCACCTTCATTACCTGCACTTTTAATTCCGGATTCATTTCTTGCCGGTGGATCTGTTTTTGGGTGTTACGTCAGTATGTTCGAGGGATGCACATCGCTCGTTCAAGCACCTGCATTACCCGCAACGACATTGGGTAAGGGGTGTTACGTCAGGATGTTCTATGGATGCACATCACTTGTTCGAGCTCCTGAATTACCGGCAACGACATTACCTGATGTACTTAACAGTGCAGGAGGTACTTCTTTACCGGCTTTCGGTTGTTATAGTGATATGTTCGGGGGATGCACAGCCCTCGTCCAAGCACCTGCATTACCCGCAACCACATTGGGCGGTGCTTGCTACGGATTTATGTTCTATGGATGCACATCACTTGTCAAAGCACCTGAATTACCCGCAACAACACTAACATTCTATTGTTATGCAGGGATGTTCCAAGGATGCACATCCCTTAATGAAATCCGAGTTTCCGCAACAGACATCTCTGCGAATCGGTGCACGACGAATTGGACACAAGGGGTATCCGCCACAGGTGATTTCTACTGCAATCCTAACACAACATGGACGACTGGTGTATTAGGTATTCCGTCAGATTGGACGCGCCACGATATAGCCGACTATCCCCAGACCTAACAAATATCAAACCCATCGATGTGCCCCGCATTTCGCGGGGATTCCTAACTTGCAAGTAAGGAGGTAATTATGGCGTACATTACAAATGGCGGTGCTAGGCTCATTGAACGTGCAAAAAACGAAGGCAAATTCATCGCATTCGGTTCCGTAAGGATGAACACGATTTACAAGTCCGATCCGTCTTCGCTTGTGCAGAAATCGGATGAGTGGTTTGGTGCAAATCACGGTTCAGTGGTCGGTTGTTTGTCTCATGTCGCTGTGGACGATGTGTCTTGTGTTTGCGATTCCAAGCTCGCTGTTCAGTGCAACGACAATAGCGAGTCGTGGAAATCCCTCGGTATTTATGCTCATCTTGATGGCGAAGAAGGTGAAACTCTTCTCGCATGTGAGAGCATCCAGAATGGCGAGTACAAAGACGTGACTATCGTTGAACTCCCTGTCACGCTTGACGGCGTTGTCGAAGACTTCGGTCTGAGCGAAGGCGGCAGTGGTGGTGGTGGTGGGGACATTCCTGAAAACATGATGACCACGAATACCGAGCAGACGGGACTTTCTGGCATGAAGACTTGGAATTATGAGACTTATAGCGGCGAGGGTACTGTGGAAGAACCGCAGGATGGTGATATGCGAACCTCAAGGGTTTTCAGCATAGCGGGGGGGCAGTCTCCTCTAACAATTGATGACACAGAGTGGCAATACACCCCTAAAGAAGGTTGGTACCAAAGTGGAGATCGTCATTTGCAGATCGCGCCAAGTGAAGTATGGTTTAACGACTCAAATGCTACGTGGTCTAACATCATCAATGCGGCAAACAGAAACGTTGCCGATACCCATGCCGGACAGGGCAAGGTTGAGGAGGATGGAGAAGGAAACTTGATGATTTTCGGAAACCCCATTCAGCCTGATGATAGCATTCCGCTTGACGGTATGCTGTTGTTGACATTCGACAGCTCTGGATACGTGGAGAGCGTTAGCAAAGACGGTGGTGGCGGAGTTGCAACAATTGGCGTAATTGTATGTGATGAACATGGCGTTATGGTAGCGAATGGTCGTGTTAGCGGAGTCTCAATGAATGCGGATACACCGCTCACATTCCAGTCTCCAATCCAGCTACAGAACGGTTACACAATTACTTATCAGGTAATCCTTTCTTATTTCTAATCCGACTCCATAATATCTAATCCTAAGAGGGCGGGCATGACCTCTCGCCCCGTCTAATCATAAGACCTCACAAACGGGAGCCGCCACCGTCGTGATGACAGAGGCGGCAACGGAAAGCCCTCGGAAATGACCTACCACCGAGGGCTTTTTTGTGCCCGAAAGCGATTAACCAATCGTTAATCACCCCAAGAATAGCTAGGTTTCATGCGGGTCTCCGAGTTTCATGGTGCTATTTTGAGGAGGGCATTTTTACCTGTGTTATAAGCATAATTGTTCCGAGGGAACGAACCAACGAACCCTCGAAACAAGCCCTCTCGAAAAAAGTTCCGATTTCATGGTGCTGATTTCGAGACCCCCTTTTCGGATATGTTATAACGACGATGTAACGCAACGAGGGTGGATAACACAACGAACCCTCAAAACATTAAACCTCATAAGGAGACCAGACAATGACAAAGCGTTTTTCTTCAGCTCGTAACTCTCTCTGTGGCAACGACCTCAAATTCTTCGTCGAGTATGACGGCGGTGAACGTAGCTTCAGTTTCCTTCGCTTCAACGATTTCCGCAAGGAACTCGACCTTTTGGACGATGAGGAAATTCACAGCACGGAAAAACGGTGGAAAGCCCTGTTAGACTGCGTGAAAACCGTCGGAGAGTATAGCTTACACGCAACCTGTTACAGCGAGACTCAGAAATATTTCCGCCGTATTGGGATGTGGCTGAGATATTTGAAGTTCGACGGGTGCTACCAACTCCCCGATGCCGTGAAAGCCAACAAGCGCGTAAAAGCTCATGCAGAGGTTCTTGCCGACCTGTTCCTCAACGGTCTCACATTCAGTGAGCTTAGAAGACTCGGATGCGATACCAACACATGGGAGATCAACGCATCCACAGTAAAGTTCAGCATGGTCGATGCGGTCATGCGTACCCGCTAAAACCAAAGGGCTTTCGCAAGCTACCAACAAGCGAAAGCCTCAACAAAACCCTTAACGCCGAAACTTCATAAAACAGCGTGGGTATGTCTTAGATACCTTATACCCACGCACAACGCAAACTTTTTTACCATATAAGGACTAAGACCATGAACGCAAACTACACTATTCTTAATCGCGAAGATGCTCTCGTCATCCTCAATGCCGCTGAAAAGCGTTGCTCTGCCCGGACTTTCGGAGACCTCGAAGCCATTGAAACCGCTCTCAAGAATTTGCTCGCTGAAAATGGTTATGCAAAGACCTGCAACTCCAAGCTCAAGGACATCCGTGCAATCGTTGGCGAGACCACAGGGGAAAACCGTTCCCGTGGCAAGTACTTCAATAACAACCAGACCACATGGACAACGCTTGTACACAATGGGAAAGGATGGGTTCTTGAGTCTGCCTGTCGTGACTACACAAGCAAGGACTCAAAAATCCTCGATGTCGAGGCATCGAAAGCCTTTGAGGCTGAAAGGCTTGCAAATGAGGCAGAAAAAAAAGCACATGAAGAAGTAAAAAAGCAAGTGAGCGACGCAGTGCTTTCAAAGCTCCGTTCGGTTACATACGAGGAAGCAAAAAATTACGCTTTCAAGAGATACAGCACTTACAACACCTTGGATATAGTCAGCAGAATCGTTGAAGAGTTCGGAAGAGAGATTGGAAGGGATTTGCGTACTGACTTTGACTGCTTAGATCAAAACCACCCCTCAAAAGGTAGCGATTACAGCAAACTGTTAGTGTCATTCTACGTACCAAATAGAAAGCCTCACTATTGTGAGTATTATCTTACAGCCGTTGTGCAATTACCTGACACGCTTTTCTGCGAGAACTGCGAGAATTGCAAAACATGTTTCTTTTGCAAGGACTGCAAAAACTGCGAAGACTGTTCTGGATGCACAGGATGCACAGACTGCCATCATTGTAATAATTGCATAAATTGCTCAGATTGCAACGAGTGTAGTAGTTGTGACTTTTGCAGTGGTCTTATAGATCAATTTAATTGCGAAGGTATTGAGAAAACCAGATAGTTCAGTATCCATGCGGGTTTCCCGACTTCTGGTGCTATTTCGCAACCACCCATTTCACCTATGATATAAGAGCTTTACAACGCAACGAGGGGATAAACGAAATCCCCTCACAACCAATAGGGAGATAGAGATATGAGTAACGACACCAACATCATCAACAACGTTTCCGCTTCTGATAACCTCGTTGCCGACGAAAACGGCAACGTGAACTGCACAAACTGCACGAATTGCTCAAACTGCAAGGACTGCACCGACTGCACGAATTGCTCAGACTGCGTAAACTGCACAGAGTGCGAACATTGTGTCAAATGTGAACGCTGTGATTCCCTCATTAGGTGCGCTTGCTGTCACAACTGTTCGGGTGGCAAGGGCAACAGCGGTTGCATAAATTGCGAGGATTGCAGTAGTTGTTTCAGATGTAAGTATTGCGAGAGTTGTTATTTTTGTCACGTCTGCGAAAAGTGTTGCGGGTCTAGTTACTGCACGGACTGCAAGGATTGCAGTAGTTGTCGTTACTGTGACCGATGCGAGGTTTGTGAGGACTGTGAACGATGCCGCGAATGTAAGGACTGCGTGGCATGTCAAAGTAGCTCATCCTGCTACAACTGCAACGATGCCGATTATTGTACTGGGTGCAAACGCTGTAAACGCCTTTATATGAAATCCGATTGTGCCGACATTAAACCGAGTGCGTGGGATGAGTTCATCCCCGATGCAGACTTATAAAAAAGCCGTCTCGAAATGAGACGGCATTAACCGAGGGCAACTGCAACTCGCCCTCATATAGAGAGAGGTCAATATGACTACAAATTCCGCTTGTATTAGTAGCGTCAACGGCAACGTTGACATCACATCAACCCCCAACAATGGAGCTTCTAACATGAACGCCGAAAAAGTGCAAGCCTCCGCTGTGCTTGCCGATGAAAACGGCAACGTCAACTGCACGAATTGTGAAGATTGCAAGGATTGCGAGAATTGCACAGGGTGCAAGGGATGCTACGAGTGCACAAACTGCACGGACTGTGAAGACTGCGAGAACTGCACGGATTGCAATGATTGTAGCGGGTGTGCGACCAGTGAGAACTGTGGTGGATGCACGGATTGCACAAACTGCACAAACTGCGCAGACTGCAAGGGATGCGAAGACTGCGATGGTTGTGAGGAATGCGTCGAATGCTCAGACTGCACCCGTTGTTACCACAATGACCAGTGCGAAAGTTGTGGGCATAGTCAGTGGTGTTGCGGATGCTACAACATTTGGAACGACGAAGACTGCCAAGACGAAGACCGCTCCGGCTATGAAGCCGATGACGACGACGAAGACGACGACGAAGCCGTTGCTGAATAACTAACACAGCCGTCCGCCTTACGCGGGCGGCTATTATAGAGAGGTTCCTTATGAAAACAATTAGACTAGCTGAAATGACGGCAGAAGAGCGTGATGCTCTCTGCTCATACATAGAAAAAGAAGTTTCGTGTCACGCGCATGATGACGCGATGACATACGAGGACTTTTTGGAAACCGCCGACTCGTGTATCCCCGACGACTGGAATGGTCGTGAAATCGAAGTCGATGACGATGACTTTCAAGAGCTTCGCGTCTGGACTCAAGGACTGCTCGCTGACTTCGTGGATGTCATAGACGACGAAGAATGCGCTGAATAACAAACACAGCCGCCCCCATCGGGCGGCATTATGGGAGACAATACAATGAAAAAAGCACTGTTTATGCACGACTCAAAGGGTTTGGATTTCATTTCTTTCGATGGACTGCACCAAGTCTTTATGAATGCACAAGATTACGCCGGGCGTTCTGACTCTGACGACGAACATGCTGATTTTAACGATTTCGCCAGTTTCATGCTCGAAGACTTTGCGGAAAACAGCACATCGCTCTGGTATGCTCGTGTGCCTGACGACTTCACGATATACGACAAATGCACATATAGCGAAAACCTCAACTCGCTTGTGTGGAAAGGTAAAGCCGTGGAGTCACACAGACTAACGACGGTTGACGAAATTGAAAATCTTTATTGGTGGTGGCGCGAACTTAGAGACGCCATAACGAAACGTGTCGAGGGCTTCAAAGCCGTGGCGAAACGCATAGCAAAAGAAGACGGCATAAGAACTGCCGTGATTTCATCAATAGGAACATTTGAGTTCGATGGACGTACAGGGGAGGAAAGCCATGCCTAGCAATTACTTTGGATTGACAGTTCGCAGTTTCGCAGAAGTTCGTGATGACAAACAAACGCGGACAGAACGCAATCACCGTCTCAATCTTGACGTTACGCAAGACGAATACAGCATCCTGCGGCGTCATGCCGAAGCCGCCGGATGTTCGCTTGTCGAGCTTGTGGGCGGTTGCGTGAGATTATGGATGTCCGAGGCGAAACTGAACGACGGCAAGAGCAAGAAAAAGACATGAGCAAAACAAAAGCCATGAAACCCGTTCGTCTCCAACTTGACGATGACATTATTCAGAAATAGGAGTTATGAGGATGAGTTGTGATACAGTGATTTTAGAAGAAACGCACACCCACAGATTAACTATCAAGTCCTTTGACCGATTACTCGCTAAAGATCCAAAACTGACAACGAAATGGAGTTCGTTTTCAGATAAAACGAAGGAGAGCATCTGGGAGTATTTCCATTATCTTAGAGGACTTGTCGAAATCCATGATACTGATAACTACGACAGATGGGATTACTGGCAAGATGTGATGATGACGTTCGTGCGCGGATTTGACGAAAGCCATCCTTACTACGACGGCAACTTTGAAAAGGTTGTCCTTCACACGCGAAACTGAAAAAAGAAAAACGCCCGTTGCTCCAACACACGAAAGCAAGGGCGTTTTCTTTTGTCGGCAGGGACTGGGGGCAGAAATCTGCCGACGACCTATCTGTTTTGATAAAAGAAAAGCCTAGGATTAGCGCAAATCCTAGGCTCTACTTTTCCCCGCACGCCGCTGGGTTTTGCTCTTTTGGGGATTTCTCCGGCGTGCTGATGATGCTTATACAGGAAAGGATGGCAAAAGAACAGAAAAAAGCCCTGATTTGTGGCTACTCAAATCAGGGCTGTGCGCATGTTTGGCAGTTCCGCTCGTTTCGCGTTGCAAGGCGGTAGGAGAAATCCGCCTACGATTGGAACTTGTTTGTTTGATAAGTCTCCGCTCAATCAGCGGAGACTTCCCCCACAAGTGGGGGAATCGGAAAGAACGTCCGAGAGTTCGTCGGTCGTATCAAAACAAACGTGTATGAGAGTGCTTAACTTCTTGATATTAAAGGACTTTCACAATGATAGAACCGCATCACGCGACAATCGTAGTTATTTCTCTTATCGGTTTTCTGTGGATAGGCGTTCCGCTTTTAGAATCCGTCCCCAAAGTGCGTGAGCACATCTCACGACGATTTATCCTGACATCCGTTTTAGTCTGTCTCGCCGTCGCCGCCTGTATCGACTTCTCTTCTCTCGAAACAAACGTGCGGCTTGCGATTATCATCGGCGGCTTTGCATCCGGCATCCTGATGACCGTTCTCTATACGCTCGAAAAGATGAGCTACACGAAGGCTTTTGGACTCAAGCGCGTTAAACTGAACTGGCATGAAAAGAGCTTCGAGACAGAATTTGAGCCGAAAGAAAACGAACCTGCTAAATCAGCGGAGCAGGACGACCTCAAAGGTTTAGCCGAGAGAGAAAACAATGAGTGAAATAGCCTTGAGTCTTCTGCTGAATGGTTTTCTCTGTCCCCCAATCCCCTGTGCTGAAATAATGTACAATGACGAACTCATAATGTGCTGTGTGAACGGACAGGCTTACGAACCAGTCACGATGTGCGGTGACAGGTGCGTCCGAGTCGATGTGGACTCGGACGGTGTGGAAATTCTGGCTGAAAAATAAAAATCAAAAATTTATAAGCATGGTCATATATGCCCGAAAGTTCAATCAGCGTAGGAACTTTCGGGATATGTCAAAAATCAAGGGCTACCCTCTGGGTCATATATCCCCAAAATCTTTGTCTGTTTTTCGAGCTTTTGAAGTTTCCTCTCTACTGCCGCTTTCTCACTGTCTGCCATGTGTTTATCGCCTTGTTTAACCATAGCTTCATACAAGCGATTATGCATCGCCTCGACAGTAGCGAAGTCGCCCCAACGCTCCGCGCAGAAGCTCGGTTCCCATACGTTGTGCTTTGCATAAGCGGTTTCACGGAACGCAACGTATTGTAACCGAAGCGACACGGCAAACAGGAAACGCACAACGGCTTGTGTTGAAGCACCGAACTCTCTGCCTAGCTCATCGAAGCTCGCTCCGTCTTTAAGTCGAAGCCACATCTCCACGGCTCTGTCGAGCTTCACAATCAGCTCCCGCTTCGGGAACTCAATCTTGTCTCCCTGACACAGATCGAGGATTTCCAAGAACCGCCCACCTGTCACAGCTTCTAGCGCATTGAGCTTCGACCAATCCGCATAAGGATGCCCGTCATCCGGCGTATGTGCAGACAGACTTTCCGCAAGCATTTCTCTGCATTTCGGGCTTTCGTCAGCATATAGAGCAAGGATGCCGGGTCGCCTGACGTGCGGAAAGACTTTCTGCTCAGGATCGCAGAAAACGTGCATCCAGCGGGCAAGCTCCCGAAGATCGTTCTCTTCGGTTCGTGCGTCACTGATAGCCTGTCCCTTTGTACAGCCGCAGGATTTGGCGCGTCTGGCGGCAGAGAACGTTCGCTCCCTCACACCCTCGCCGCATAGCGTGCAACGTGTGAGGTATATACCTCCGCCACCGCTAGGCGCAGTTCTGCCAGTGTCTTTAATCACCTCGAAAACGCCTATCATGTCACCCGGCTTGAGCCGTTGATTTTTGTTGTAGTCGAGCAAGCCTTGCGGCGCGGTTCGCTTTGGTTTATCTGGCTTGTCTGGCTTGTCTTTTTTCTTCTTCGTCATAAGGTCATCCATACTCAATCCGAGGCTTAACGCCTCGGACAGAAGCTCCAATGTTTCAAGGCTTGTATCGCTGTTGCTCATAGCTGTCACCATGAATCGCGAGTATCATTCTCGCCATCGAAACCAGTGCATTGACTTGCTTTTCCATCATCTCTTGCTTGAGATTTCTCGAAATTTGAAGGGTCTCAAGCAATCGGCGATTTAACTCAATGTTTGTTGCGTTGCGAGCTTCAACATCGCTGACAACCTCTTCCGTGGTGCGTCCTTTCGGTTCGTTCAGCTCATCTGGTTGCGGTTCTTCGGTGTTGCTCTCTCTAACCCATCGACTGCAAATGCCCGAAGGGTTTGAGCCCTTCATGCGTTTCGCAACGTAGCCGAGAGAACGCAAAGCCGCCGAGACATCAGCATGAGAGATTTCTGGATCCACCTCACGCATGTGCCTGAAAATCGCTTCACGTTCTACAATGTTGGAGTTTAAGGACTTGACGTAATCCACTATCGCTAATTCTTTACTCATGTTGCACTCTCCCTTGAAATCACCGGGTTTTCAGGTTCTCAGTTTGAACCTCTTTTTTCACAAAGTTTCCCTTATCGTCAATCGTCAATTCCGCATAGTTCGGATTATCGCCAGCATAGTGCATCGGGTAAATCCAGATTTGACCTTTGCCATCGTCGCTAATCGTGAAGTATGGCGACCAATCGCCCTCGGGAATGGTCGGAACACGAACGTCATACGTCGCGGGGAAATGGCTCAAAAACTTCATCAACTCTTTACACTGCATCACATCCTCCTAGGTGTGCGAGACTTCTTTTCAGTCCCTCTAAAAATCTGGTTTATGTCGTCCTGACTGCAATGTGCATAATGCTTGAGCAGAATGGTCGGCGACGTACAAGTCAGCTGCGCAACAACGTCAATCGGCACGCCCTTATGTACGAGGCGAGAAATGAATGCCTTGCGCAGTGAATGAACCGACAGCGTTTCCCCGTCTTTTGGCGGGAATAGGGCGTGCATCCGGCGTAACAGTCGGTCGTGATGCAAATGATCGAAAAGCAGTGCATCCTCGGAACGACCGTCACAAACCGCCGTCCAAAGCTCCCGTGTTTCCGGGTCGTCAATCGGCGTCCGAAGCGGCATCTTTTTCTTCTGCTTCTGATTGAACAGCTTGAGCGTCCAGTCGGCATCCATATCCGACGGCTTCAAAAGCTCAATCGTGCTTCCGCGTGCACCCGTGTCACGAAGCAAACGAGCATACAGACGGTCGGACTGGGAACCCGTGGCGTCCAGTGACGTAAACAGCAGGTCGAGCTCTTGCTGTGTAGGGATACGGGTGCGAGGTTCGCCATCGCGTATCTTGTCATCGCCGACAGGGTTCTCAATGTCCACACCGCTTTTGGCCAAAAAGCGGTAGAACGCCTTAATGGCTTTCAGCTTTACCCGCTGTGTGCCCTGCTTATACTCGCCGCTGTGACGAATGTACTCGACACGCTTTGTGTTCGCAACAGGGTCAAGCCCGAAGCCACGAAGCGAGCAACGAAACGACATCTCGGAGTTCTTCACGAGGTTGCCGCGAGTGATGTAGGCGTTCAGATAGTCATCGAACGTCTTTGCATTTGCGGCGGCGTCTTCATTCTGCATCTCACGCACAACCCTTGCGCACTCATGCAGATAGAACTCATCACTTGCGGTGACTTCAATCGGCAAGCGTTTTGTGATACGTCTGCCGTCCTTGCCCATACATGAAACGTCGTAAATTTCATGCGTATCGGTCATGGCTCTCAGATACGCACCCTTGAACCGTGGTCGTTTCTTACGCTTCGAGGCAATAGCCTTGCTCTCAGCCGTGTGTTTTCTAGGTCTGCTCATGTTCTGCACCCTCACGAAAAAGTGTACGAAAAGCGGTCAAATTTGAGCCAAATTTGCCAAACCCTTTGGCACGACTACGAAACCTCGAAGTCGTTTGACTCCCGCTTACTCGTTTGATAGAGAGTGAAAAACAAGCAATGCCTACCTATTGCCGCAGGCATTACATTGTTCTTCATCTATACTCCCTGTTTATAGTAGGTTTATTGTGGTTTGTCTAGCAAATCTTTCGTAACTGTACGAAAAACGAAACTTTTTATATCGACATCACTGCAAAAATGCCTAAGACCGAGGGGTTACGAAGCGTTTTCGTGCGTGCATTTTCGTATTGCATCAGCCTGCGCAATCGTGCTATACACACTCTCGATCAAACATGCTACTACCATGTTTAGCCCCTCATTCCATCCGCGTGGCAGTGAGGGGCTTTTTTTGTATCATTCGACAATCGCCGCCACGTCAATAGCATCTAAGCACTGCCTGATTTTTGTCCTCATGCGGAAAGCAATGTCATCCGAAATTTCATCGCGATCCGCCATAAAGTCTATCTCATTGTCGAGTTCTTCATAAGCCATTTGAAGCCCTGTTTGCACCCATTCCTTGCGTTCTTCTTCTCGGATTTCATCACGCACAGCTTCTATGCGCTCTGCACGGATGCGCTCAATTTCGGCTTTTGACTTTTCTATGCTTCTCCAAAAATCGTATGCCAAGCTCACAAGCTGTGCCTTCTTCATTTTTTCAAAACCATATTCGCCCATAACTCACCTCACATATCAGCAAGCGTAGCCGCCCGCAGTCAGAATTTCCCTAGCTTGCTTGTCATAACGCCCCTCTGGCGTCCATATATCACCGTGTCGAATAATACCCGCAACCTCTGAACGCATCTTTACAGAACCCGCCCCGAGGTAGTCATTCGCCACGTTTTCCATAGTCTTCTGAACGTTTTTCACGGCGTCCATATCGCCATCGGGAACTAAGAAATACACGGCATCGTGCACTGTCGCTATCGCCTCGACCCCTTGCCGTTCAAGCTCAATGACCAAGGCTTGCAAGATAGCCGCCCCGCTTCCTTGTATCGGGAAATTGAGCGGACTGTTTGGGGAGAACCCGTCAAGATCGTGGGGCATCATAGTATGCCATCCGCTTTGAAGCCAGAACCCACGAACACGACTGTCCTCATCTTTGTCGAAAATCCCATCGCTCAAAAACTTACGAACCGCAGTGGACTTTGGAAACACCTGATACTTCGTTTTTTCCTGCATATCAGCCACAACGTTGTACGGCAATCCGACCTTAGCGGCGAGCTTTGCAGTCCCTGCTCCATAGCCGAGAGCGAGCGTGTACGTTTTCAAATGGTCTCGAACGTCACCGTATTTCGCCTTTAACTCAGCTTTTGTCATAGACTCAAAGTCTTCGCTAGGTATCATGCCGAGCGACATCCCCATCCACAGATACATGTCCTTTGAGCTGTAAATGTCTCTATACCCCTGATCGTCAAAAACCTCTGCCGTGATGAATGTCTCCTCGCTTGAGAAGTCCACCTCGCAAAGCATCTTGCCCTCCGGCGGTTCCAGTACACCAAATAGGTTTTTACACCATCCGAATACAAACCCCTCGGACGTTTGAGGCTGACATCGACCTGTCTTTGCCGCGAAGGGTCTTAAAGACCTGTATCGCAAAACAGCCGATTTGCGGTCTAGTGTATGCACCCATGAGTCCTCACCATCTTTTGCTACGCCGTTGTACACGGTCACAATAGCGCTCAGCTTTGCGTAATCGCCACCAAACCCCTCTTCATACTTATGGTCGGACAGCTTGAACTCCCCAAGCGCATCCTGCGACATAGACAAAGCCCCTGACGGCGTTCTCTCCCATGTGTCAAACAACCCTCGCTCTTTCAAAAAGGCTTCCATATACTTCTGACACACATCCTCATCCTTATGCCATGTGCCGCTCAATCCTTTGACTTTCGTCATCTCCCAAACAAATTTAGCTTGTTTCTCTATGGAGTCGAGCGTCCTTTTACTGAACTTTTTAGGGCTGTCCTTGAGGTAGTCATCGAACGCAGACATCATCTCGGTTATGCTTGAAAACTCGCCTTGCCTAATAGCTTCGGGAACTCTCTTGCAAAAGGTTTTTGAAGCGTCCTCAACCGACTCAAACCGCCAGCTATCCGGATACTTCTCGACGAACTCTCGAACGAGCTGATCTTTCATGGCACTCGCACCCTTATGCACAGCGTCCACACGGTCTGGATTAACAGGTATCCCCCTGTGTGAAATAGCCGCAAAGGCTTTTAGAGACTCCATGAGACCAAACATTTGACCAGAAAAGCTCGTCCATTTAGTTTCTCGGTCTTCCTTCGTTTTGCATTTCGGTAAGAAAAACCGCATGACATCACGGTGAGTAAACCTATTGTACAGCTTAGCCCATAAACGATCTGCCAAAGGAATGAGGTCTTGCACGTCTTCAAGGCAATACTGCAAGATTTCATCCTCATATCCGCTTGTATTCCCATCCGCGCAAAGGTCTTGCATGGCTTTTTTATGAACTGAGTCCCGCTTCACGCCTAACAGCAAGTCCTGTGCATCCACGAGTTTTAGTCTGCCGGAGTATCGCTTACCCTCTGCCCCTTGAATGTTTATCGCCATACGGTATAACAAAAAGCAGTCAATCCACGCATACTTTTTCATATCAACGCCTAAGCGGGTAAAAGCCTCCCACTCAGCCTCGTAGCTATAATTCACGAATATAGGATTGGCTATACGGAGAGCTTTCGCCGCTTCGTCCAAAATGTTTTGTGCTTTTTGAGTATCGTCGAACCATACGGCATACGAACCGTCTGACCCTTTTTCTTGTGAGTAAACGGATGTGCAAAACGCCGCACAATGAACACGCCGAATGCCTGTATGGCGCGCAAGAGCACAATCGTCATCGGCATAAGGCGTTTTCAATGGCATATACTCAGTGTCCACGGCGATAAGCCGTGGGCGTATGTCCTCAAATGATAAATTCTCGAAATTCATAACCACACCCCCTTAAAATCTATCCGCTAACGCTTCATACTCTTTTGACTTCTTAGGCGGCAGTAAGCGGAATGAAAACGCCCGCTCATTCCTACCTACCATACACGTCCCGAATTTGGCTTTAAGCCAACGCATAAAGGATTTGTACCTGCCGGAGTTTGTGTTTTTCCAGTCAATGTTCAAGACTTCCACAAAAGGCGAACCTGCGTTTGCAAGCATGAACGTCCTAAGCTGTGCCCTCGTCGTTTTATGGTCTTCATCGTCACCTTTTTCAAAAAAAGCATCAGAGGCTATACGGAACGTTTCCTCATCGTCCTCTTGCTGACCCTCTTCATCGGATGTCACGAAGCGACCCTCTCCAAAGTTATGGATTGCTTCACGATACAGCAAAGCCTCTTTTCGCCTGTAACGGTCAAGTGTCCGACGGGCATCGTCCTCTGCCAGTGCATCGTCCATATCGTCATTATCCTCTAAACCGTCTTCCGTAGTCATCTCCCCACCTAACAGCCATTGCGTATAACGCACGTCCGTGTAAAGTCTGAGACTATCGCCAGTGAACAATTTGAGTGTGTCGCCGTTTACGTTTTTGCGGTATTTGTAGTAAGCCATTGTATCGAAGCACCACTGCAAAAAGTCGTGATGCTCTTCATACAAGGCACTGATTAAAGGCTCGCGTGCTTCCGACTCATAGTAGTTGACCATGAAGCTGACCGGCAAAAGTCGAGACCACTCATGCCGACCGACAGCGGAAACCCTGTAATTACAGGTCGCCAGAACAAAAGCGTGCTCGGGTTTATACATCGTCGTTGCACAGTATAGCTGACGCATAGCTATCGTGTCGCCGCCCGTGATGCTCTTTAGGAAGTCATGCCCCAAAAAAGACTCCGCCGTTCGCGTATTCTTTTTTGCGGGTATCTCCGGCATGTAGATTAACGATTTATTCAGCACAGACATTTGCTCAGTTTCGGCATCCAATTTGGTGTATCGGATAGAAGCGTAGTTCTTTTCACCGACAATGCGCAAAAGGGTCTCCGCAAATATCGTTTTGCCGTCATGCCCCGAGCCTTGAAGCACAAGCATTTGACGGCTTGCGCGTCCCTCGGTTACGACGTTCGTCACGAAATAGGCAATTCGCAAAAGACACATCATTGTGTCCACGGTGAAAATAGGGAGCGTTCCCGTCTTGCCCATAAAAAAGTCATTCCATTTAGGCGGTAGCTTCGGAGGATTGTCAGCGGCTTCCGCAAGCTCCTTACCGTGTATGCCTTTGGCGTCATACTCGGATAGGTCGAAAGACGTTAAACCCTCGCCCGGCGTATTGGAAAACGGTTTCAACTTCTTTACATACGTCAGGTCGAGCTGTGCCAGTATAGTACGTGCAAACTCTTTTGCCCATGCGACGTTCTTGTTTGTGATGCTCTGCCCATCTTTTAAGCCAACGAAAAGACCTAAGTCCTGCACACCGTCTTGCGTCTCATAAAACCGACGAAATACATAGCAAGAGTTAAGCATAAACTGCGGCACTTTGGCTAAAAGCTCTTGCTCCATATCCCTGCGAGACTCTTGCCTGTCCAGTAAAATGCGAACAATCTTCGACTCGTAATCCGTGATGCGGGGGATTGCGTACTTCATCCACTTCTGGAAAAAGTCTGTATTGTAATACAGTTCATCGCCCTTATCTTTAAGCGACAGGTGATAAGTCTCTCCGTCTTCAAAAACCCAATACAGCTCATACCTACCATCCACGCCTGATTTGCGTATATGACTATATAGAAAGTCTTCATCTACCGATGACGGCTCGGTGGGAAACGCGCTTTCCCATAAAGGCGTAATTTGTGAGGATACTTTGCCGGAATTATTCGCGATGGCAGTTAGCGGGGTGATTTCCGTACCGATAATCTGCTTGTTTTCCGCAACGGCTCGCTCATACGACTCTACGATAGAGAGAGCTTTTTTCAAAAAGTCTTTCGGCGTAGGGTTTTCGGACTCTTTAAGGGAGGGGTATCGCTCCCAAATGCCCTCAAGATACTGATACTGTACGCGAACCGTTTTCTTTTTTGCACCGTCATCGTCCTCACGACATAAACCGCAGTTCATATCGGACGCGCTTTTTTTGCGAGCAAGCGTGTCTAAAACCGCTCGGATTTCCGAAGCCTTAGCACCACGGGTTACAAAACCGCAACGGTTGCTTGTCAGGCGATTGAGCCTATCAATGACCGAATCCAAACCACTGGCTACATCTGCCCTGTGTAAATTCTCACGAAGATAATGCAGACCCTCCGTGCTGTCGTTATCCATCTGTTTCTTTGCCATATCATATCCTACGTGAAAAAAGAAATGCCCGCCGAGGCGGGCATCATCTGTTACAGGGAGTCCCAACTGCGGAAGTGTGTAGCGTCATAATTCTCAATCATGTCGTCCAAATCCCACACGCTTTCGCCGTTAAACATGACGGGGGCGTTGTCGAAAGCATCAGGATCGTACTCACCATCCCGATGCACATCGACATAGGCGTTATGCCTAAGCACCTGTCGCTTTTCATCCTGTGTCATCCGTTGCCACTTGTCCTTTGGAACGAAAACTTTTCGGGGGTTTTCGTCATACACCCCAAGCTCTACCAAGTTCATAGCAACATCCCTACATAGTGAAGTCGCCCTTGGCTTCGTCCACATAGTCTTTAATCGCGTCCTCATTAGCCGCTTTGTTGCTACCGCCCACAATGTGAACTTGCTCAATGGCGACGTAGTCATCCAGATTTGTGAGGGTTATCAGCTTGCCGAAAACCTTTTCGGGGTCGATGTCCGGAGCGTTCGGGATGTTGTTCATACTCAGACCACGGCGCTTTTCGGTGGTCTTCATAAGCTCTTCGATGTACGGATAAGTTTTGCCCTTGTCGTTTGTTTTCAAACGGATACGAGCGGAGCAAGCCCTGCCGACGATCTGCTTAATGTCCTTGAAATCCGAATCAAGGACGGCTTTTTGAAGCTCTGCACCAACGCACTTCACGCCGAGAAGCCCCTGCATGAGTTTCGCAAAGTTTGCCTTTTCACCGAAGCAGTTGAAGCCTTTTTCTACACGGAGGAACTTCCCGGCGAGGGGGATGAGAGAACCTTCCTCATCTTTCACAAGGATGAGAGGTGCAAAGCCACGACGGGCGGGTTCGTCCCTGTATTGCGTGGTAGCCGCCCAGAGACCGACAATAATGGCGGGATAGTTGTCGCCATCCTCAAAAGAACCAAAAGAAGAAGAAGAAGCATCAACGGATGCGAGGTCGTAGGAAATCATAACACTCTCCAAGTTTTTTTTGCCCAAAGCGGGCGGGTTAAAAGATTGCTCGCAAGCGAGCGGGGGTTCAAAAACTGATGGAGAGCCAGAAGCAGTGCCTACCTTAGGCAGTGTCACCCGACATACGGGCTGAGACATCTATGCTCCCGTGGTCTAATCATTTGTTGCGCTTTCGTCGTTGTCGAAAGCCGCGACACCATAAAGATACTTTACTCCGTCCCTCATTGCGATAGCCGCAGAGCGGGTAGCTACGTAGAGAGACCATGCCCGATAGCCAAGCGTTCCTAGCTTGTCCAAACAATATTTGGTGTAGATTTCATCGGCTCGCTTGTCTCTCACAGTGTTTTCCGTTGGGTCGGCATCGCGGACTTCCACAGTGTAGATATATCGGCGGACGGCGTCTCTCAATTCCCTCGCAGGCAAGGGGGCGCAATCCGTTGAAACCTCACGGAAAACCTTTGAAAACAGATAGGCGAAATCACTTCGGCGGTCTGCCATATCCTGTAACGTGAACCCTTTCGGGGTGTGCCAGAGTCGTTCGTCACGACTTGTACTCATGTATCCCGTACCCGATGCTTCCTCGACAGGTGCAACCGCCTTGTCAAGCTCTAACATCTGGCGGCAGACGCCTTGAAGCGTCAGATAAAGGGAGTCCGGAATCAATCTTGCCATAGCTCGTCTCCTTTATCGGTTGATGGCATAAAACAGTTTCGCAGTATGTGAACCCATCGTCATTATCCCATTTGTAGGTGCGAAGCCTTGCAATCAGCAATAAAGCAAAGGGTCATTCATCTGCCGACGGTTTGGCTATCACGCTTCCCGTCGTTCGATAGGCACAAGATACCGAAACAAGTTCACACTGTCAACAAAAAAAGTGACGACTTTTTCTTTTTTTGTTTCGTCACAGAAACCGAGCTGTAAGCTGTTAGCAAGGTGTAGGTATCGAAAGACCGCTCTACGACTACACTTAGGGGGCGTTTACAGCTCCCACAGCATCTTTTCGTGTGCCCTCTTATCCCTATATATATAATTTTTTATTTTTTATTTTTTCAAATTATCTCTTAAGAAATGAAAAGAAGCTGTGGAGCTGTATGCAACCCATCGAAAGTCCTTACAGCGTAAGCAAAATCGTTGCATACAGCTTGCCACAGCTCTTTTTTAGGCGGTTCTCGAAAGTGCTTACGTCGTAAGCGTTTTGAGGCACTTTCGATTGCATACAGCTCCTCGGAGAGTTTTCGCGGCGAGCTGTATGCGTCGGTTTGCCATCTTGCCGACTGAGAGGTCTGAAACGGCATGAAAGCAAGCTGGCAAGCCGACTAGCGAGAGTCTTCGCTTGTTCCCCGCTCTGCTATGTAGGTGGGTGTAGGTACTGCCACCACCCCTACCCCTAGTGGAGCGGTGCGACCCCGTGCGCCCTCTTTTTTGCTCTCAGTAAACCCACAAGCAACGCAGCACTCTATCTAACCAAATAGACGCACAACAAAAATAAATGCGTCAGAACGCAATCTAGGGGCATTAGCGTCGATGTTTGGAGCAGAGTGCAAATGACAGCGAAAAAGAAAAAAGACTCAAGCGAGCCGTCGGCTGGCATCGCGTCCATATATGAGTTGTATCCCGAATTCCGTGAACTATCGGATGATGATGTCGAGCGTCTTGGGAAGATCGTCCGCATACGAAAAGATTTGCTCGCCATAAAAAAAGAGGAACTACTGCATGAGGAACGCACGCGAAATCTTTGCACCGTTGACAGCGCAATGAGTCAGTTCGCGGCGTTTCTGCTTCCACTTCGGAACTTTTTGGGACAGCTCGCAGACCATGTGCAGGACATCATACCGTCGATGACACCCGCACAATATAGGGCGATTCAAGTGATGGTTGCCGAGCAGACTGACCTACTGGCGAAACGGGAACTGACGCTAAGCATTGAGAGCACACGCGATAAGGCGGAAGCAGAGTCAGACAGGCAAAAGGCTTCACGCCGCCATGCTCACAAACTGCAAGGGGAGAAAGTCCATGAATAATTCCCACATAGTAACGATGGACTGTATCCGTGTGCCACTGCGAACATCCGTGTCTGATTGGGCGCAAACACATCATTTCTTGCAGAGGACATCCGCATATTTCAAGTACGACAAGCATCCCTATATGATTGAACCGTCTAATGCGTTTAGCGACATAGCAGGCACATGGGGTGTTGTGCTGTGCGTGCCTAGTCAGACAGGCAAGACAACGCTCATGCAGAACGCCCTAGGGTGGATATGCGAGTACGACAGGCAAAACACGCTTATCATTATGGACACCCTCGAAAACGGACAGCGGTTTAGCCGGAACCGATTGAAGCCTTTTTTGAGAGACACTTGCGGGATACTGAATAACAGCCTCGAAGCAAATCCAGATAAATCCAATGCCACAAACAACATATCGTTGGGAACAGGCGCAAACGTCTTTATTGGAACAAGCAAATCACCGTCACAGCTCGCATCGACACCAGCGAAGTATTTGCTCATGGATGAAATCGACCGCTATCCGCTTGAGATTGAGGGTGAGGGTGATCCTGTATCACTAGCCCTGCAAAGGCAGATGACCTACCGTGGAATGACGCTTTTCACAAGCACGCCTACCATGAAGGAAACAAGCCGTATCTGGAAGCAATTTCTGCTAGGTACGCAATGCGTGTACGGCGTTTACTGCGCCTCATGCGGCAAGCATTTCAGCCTTGAATGGCAGGATATTGACTGGTCGGAACCCGACAATCCTGTTTGCCATTGCCCTCACTGCGGAGAGGTCTGGACAGAGCCGGAAATCATTGCCATGCGTCATGGATACGAGGCACAGAATGAGCACCCACAGACAGACAAATATGGACGCATTCTGCAATCATACAGCGTGAACGGATTGCTCTGCCATGCTCAATACACATGGGCGAGCCTTAAAGAATACGAACGTTCAGCATTACAGACAGGGGAGGCGGCAGTGCAGAGCTTTAGGAACACACGACTGGCAGAGTGCTATACCCCGCCGGATGAAATCCACGTTGACGCACAGACATTGATGATTAAGTCGATTATGCGTTATCGGGATGACAGTATCCCAACGGACATCGCCTTTATTACCTGTGGCGTGGATACACACGATCAATGCCTGTATGCCGCCCTGTATGGTTGGAGCTTCGATTGCTCGCATTGCTATGGTTTATCGTATCATGTGCTGGCAGGCGACCCAGACACAGCACAGCCGTGGGAAGCGTTGACGGAACTCACAAATCGCCCGTTTATTAGGAACGACGGGAGAATTTTGCGTTGTGCATATACGTTCTGTGATTGCGGCGGTCACAGGACGAACTCTGTTTTGGGATATACTTTCCACAACCCACGTTTTTTCCCAATCAAAGGTTTCGCATCATCGGGCAAAGCAACGACAACCGACCCATTACTGCGCCGCATATTCAAGATGAACCTCAATGCCGGTATCAAAACCAAAGTGCCAGTCATGGAAATCGGCGTAAATACAGCGAAAGACATGATACTCAAGATGGAAACGCTGACCTTGGCAGGTGAGCCCATCTTGAACTTTGCGGCACGGAGCTGTTTTGGCAATGACTTTTTCGTTTCGCTCACATCGGAAATCCGCGTGCAAGGCAAATGGATTGCGCCCGCGAAACGATGGAAAGGGAACGAGGCACTTGACACACTGGCGTATGCTTTAGCTTGTGCCGTCTGGTATCGCCGAACATACTACGACACAGGGAAAGATAAAGAGTCACGGGAATGGAAAACCATTTCCGATTTAACCGATGGAGAGCTTGAAGCTATGAAAAAAGAGATCGAGAAACCTATTGAGGAAGCCGTTGAAGAGAAAAAAGAAGCCGCGAAAGCTAAGCGCGGCAAGAAAAAGGGTGCAAAGCAACCACAGGAACCCGTTGCCGAGAAGACGGAGAAAGAGTCCGTTGCCGAGAAGACGGAGAAAGAGTCCGTTGCCGAGAAGACGGAGAAAAAGCACCGTCGTATGTGATTAGGCAGTTTGTCGCTGATGTCCAAAAACTTCAGCGAAGCATTCGTCGAGAATCCGCTTGACTTCATCGGATTGTTCGTCTGCAAGCCATGTAACTACATCATACGAGTAGGCGGGGAGCGCATCACCATTGCTAGTCAATCCATAAGCTGTGATGTTGCTCCCGACTTTCACCCCGTAATAGCCTAACTCTATGCGTTTCCCGCCATAGTACTCTGTGGGACGTTCGTATATCCCCATGCGACCGACTTTCGTCTTTGTCGAAACAGTTTTCCATTGACCATAGACTTTGACGGCGTGCGGAGTTGCATACACGCGCTGACTCACGGGCGCATTAAAGCCCTTTATCTCTGCGGCGTTTGGGACAGTCCCCTTGAGGATGATCGCATTGATAAGCGTGTCTGAATCTACGTAGAGGTCTTTACCCGTGAGTTTACGTTTCAAGGGGAAATTCCTAGATGCAAATTTCCAAAGCTCTACTCCCACACGTTTCTTCCATTCACGAAGAAGCTCGCCCTCATTAAGTTCTAGGTTAATTTGCCGCTGTTTTCCTCGTCTTCGTTTAGCCATTTCCACATTCTCCCGTCAAATATCAAACAAATCGGGTTCGACTTGTTTTGATACGAGGTGTGGCGATGGCAAAGGTCAAATGGATTACAAGACGCGAATGGTATGAGCAACATTGGATTGAGCTGTCCGAGATTATTCCGCTACTGAAACAGGCGGCGCGTGATTTCGCAGACGGGAAAATTCAAGCATATACACTTGGACATCATAACATTTCGCGAAATTTCGGCTCACTCAAAGACCTACTCGACTTTTTGAAGCAATGTGAGCTTGAGTGGGAAGAGCTGGATGCCTTGCTACACGGGCGTTCGCGTCGATACGTTGAACACCAATACTATCAGAACCCCACAAACATTCGTTATTTCTAAGAGGTGTGAGCGATGATAGTTGATTTAGTAGGTAAGAAATTTGGTCGTCTCACGGTTATTCGTAAGGTCGGTAAGACTAATGGCAGAAAAGTTCAGTGGGAATGTGTGTGTGAGTGCGGAGAAACGAAGGTCGTAACCACAGATAAGTTGAATAGCGGTCACACACAGTCGTGCGGTTGCCTACGCCATGAAGCCATAACGAAGCATGGTATGTGGAAAGATAGGTTGTACACGATTTGGCTAGATATGAAAGGCAGATGCGGTCATCACAGATGTTACAAAACTATTTCTGTATGCAGTGAGTGGAGTAGGTCGTTTGAAGCATTTAGGGATTGGTCGCTAACTAATGGTTATTCAGATAGCCTTTCCATAGACCGTATCAATAGTGAAGACGGGTATTGCCCGGAGAATTGTCGATGGGTTGATTGGAAAGTACAGTCTCGGAATAAGAGAACTGCACTGCGTATGCCAGATGGCACTCCCCTTATGGATTACATGGACTCCGTAGGATTACGAACGCATGATGATAATGGTCATCACTCGAAAGACTACGAGAGACTACGATATAGGTTAAGAAAAGGGAGGGAAATCGTATGATGATACCTTCTATGTATGGTTATGGTATTGTGCAAAACATTGGTTATGGTGCACAGCTAGGCAGTGCCGCAATCGCCGGACTGAACTCCATGTCATCCACGGCGATGGTCGATTTGCTTTCCCGATGGCTTCTTGTGTCTCATTCCAGACAGCTCGCCATAAGCAATCCCGCCGCGTCTGCCGCCATTGACCGATATGTTGGCGGTGTTGTAGGTAGTGGCATTTTGTACTCTACGCCGAAAACAACCGCATTGTTGCCGCCAGAATATTCCTTTTTGATGGATTTGGTTTCGACGCGGTTCTCTATGGCAAGCCGCGAATGCACGCTTGACCGTCAAGGTTTGCTTGACTTCGGTCAAATGCAAACGCTCGCCATTGAAAACATGATGTTATCTGGGGATATTGCGTTTGTTCGTAAACCCGATGAATACTCATGGACTGCAATCGAAAGCGACCGCATCATTAGCCCTTATTACATGTGCGAGAAAACACGTCCCGCAGTCGTGGATGGTATATTCAAGCTCATAAATAAGGAGAACGGCAATAGGATTGTCGATGGCGTAGAGCTTGACAATGACGGTAGAATGGTTGCTTTGTGGATACTGAAAGAAGCCATTGAGCGACCGTGGGCGGCTTGTGCAGACCAAATCGAACGTATCCCTATTGAAGACCCCGATACTGGCTTGCCGTTGTGTCTTTTCGTTTTCATGCCGAAGCGTCCGGCGCAATATCGCGGCGTTCCGTTGCTTTCGCCTGTGATTGAGCAACTGTTTTTGCAGTCTGCTTATATCCAGAGCGAGGGAAATGCCGCCGCATTACAGGCGAGTTTGTATGGCTTCATCACATCACAGAAACCCGTGAATGATGAAACCGCGCCGGAGTTGAAGTCTCGCATGGATGAGTATGTTCCTGTCATTGATGAAGATGATGACGATGAGGACAGCGGCGAGAATGACGGTGACGACGATGAAGACAAACAGACACCGCCATTTCACGTTGCCTATAATGGGCAGGAAGCACGCGAAAACATTTACAATCCGAAAGCGAAACCCGTAACGTCAGGACGTTTCATGCACCTCGCAGACGGTGAGGACATTCGTTTTCTACAATCGACACATCCTAACTCAAATTTCGCAAGCTATATGGAAGCAACGACCGAGCTTATTGCGTCTGCGGTTGGCTTGCCGTCCGAGGTTTTGCGCCTGTCGTTTAATAGCTCATATTCAGCCTCTCGTGCGGCGATCATTCAAGCCGGACAGAAATATGCGCAAGTTCGTACGCACTTCATATCGCGCTTTGTACGCCCTGTTTTCGAGGTGTTTGCGTATGAGACGATTAAGGATGAAGTCGGTACGGACGCCGCTTTGTATATATCAAAAGCGTTAGGAAGCGAGG